GTTACCGGCGTTATCTCCGCCGATACTCTCCGAGATTACTTGCTGTACCGCACCCGAGCGAATATACGCCTGTAGGCTAACGGTTGGCTTGTTTGACATAAGGGCTGGTCTCCTTGTTTTAATTGTTACTATTCTAGTATATACCGTAAACGGTTATTTTGTCTAGGACTTTTTTAGGTACTCGATTACCTTATCCGCTATATCTTCGGTAAGACCTTTCTTCCAAGTCGTTTTAAATAGAGGTTGGGTATCGTGAAAGTCGCTATCGTCGTCTAGAATAGCGTACCTAACGTCTAATTTATCATTAGAAAGTAGCCAAGAATAGACCTCGTTACCTCTAAAACCGGAGTAGCTTCGAGGAGTAATACCTATAAACTCTCCGACGTCATTACGGACTTCTTCTCGTAAGTCTTCGCTTAACCGCCAACTAGAAGAAAGAACTATATCCGCTCCGGTCTCCTCGATAATACGGTCGAATATTTTTACTTTCTCGGGGTCTATACCTAGCCTACCGCCTTTACCTAAGCTAATACAGTACTCCTCGGAGTTAAGTACTCCGTCTATATCTAGAAAAATTATCATAGAAGCATATCTCCGCTATTCGGCGTACGAATCATCTCGTTAGATTTACGCCACGCTTCGCCGGTATGGTCCTTATAGAAGCCGTTACGCTTCGCTATCTTACGTCGAGTCCGGCGATTACCGGTTCTAAACGCTAATTGTTCTTGTTGCTTCGGAGTAAGTCTAATTGGCTCCGGCGGTCGGTTAGCTTCCTCTTGAGCCCTTGCTTCTTCTTCGGTTAATCGAATCTTAGTAGTTTTACCCATAAATTACCCTTTACTTTTTAAATACTATAGCTAAAAAGATTAGCCATAGTAGGATTATTATTACTATCATACTTCTAGTTCTTCCTCGGCGAATATATTAAGTACGCCGTTAATTTGCTTCCGATAGTACGGTCGGATATAGATTTTATCCTTTATCTTACCGTCGCTATAGTGAGCTAGCTCTACGAACTTAACCGTATTACTAGGAAAGTCTTTACCGGTAAATCGCTTCGGTAGTAGTAGCTCTAGAGTCTCTCCGACTCGGTAAACTGTTAGTCTAATCATATTAAAACCTCACTATAAAGCAGTCTATCGCTTTAGGATTATTTTTAGTATCCTTATCGCTCCAAGAGTAGTAGTAGCTATAATCTTCTTCCTCGCTATAAGCTCGACGCCATACGATACTACCTTTAGGAAGTCCGGCGATATTATCTTTATATTCTCCGCTAACTCCCTCCTCGGAATCGAGACCGCACTCGTCTCGCTCGTACCGTCTCATTAGATTAAAAGCCTTACGAGCCGATTTAGTACCGATAACTACGTAAGTATCGCAGTCTTCGCCAAGCGTAAAGAACTTAGCCGAGCCGTCTTCTAGTAAGTATTGTTCGCTTTCTAGCGGAGGGCAGTCGTATATCAAAGGCTTTTTACCGGAGTAGTAGTCTTTAAGCTCTTGCTCTATACGCTCTTTTTCTCCTGGTAGGTAAAGTCTAGGTAGCCCGAGAATCTCCCTAATCTCGTTTATCGTATGATTTTTTCCGGCGTGGTAATAGTGATTATGTACCATATTTTCTAGCTCTAGAGTACGTCGACCCTCTAAGGCTCTCCGAGCGTTCCGGACGGATTGTTCTACGTCCTCGTCTTCTAACTGCTCTACGAGTTCGTGTATTAGCCGAAGTTCTCTAGCCATACGGTCGATTACTTCTTTAGATAATTCTTCGTTCATAGTCCGAATAAGCTCCTTTGAGGGTTTTTAACGGTCGACATATATTCCTGCCAAGCTACTTCTTCGATACCTCGTTTACGAGCTATAGCTAAATCGGTAGGAAAATATTTACCGTCGACGTTTTGTATTACGGCTCGTAGACGGACGATAGCCGATTCTCTCGGTAGGCTTTTAAGTTGCTCTAAAGCGATAGCGTCGCCGACTCGATAGAACTCTTGCCAAACGGCTATAGTACACTCTATATCGTCGTTCCGAGCGTTCTCGTATTTAGAGAGAACGAACTCGACTTTATCTTTAAGCTTTTTAAAGGCTACCGCTCGTTCGGTCGGGGTTGTTACGTGAGCTTTCATTATTCCACCTCCTTTCCAAGGTACGCATAATTCTTTATAGAGCGGTTGGTTATCTCTAATGCCGCTTCGAAACTAACTCCGGCAAGCTCTCTAGCCTCTCCGATAGACTTACCCTCGTGAAGTAAATCTAAGTATTTTTGTCTAGTCTCTTGAGGTACTAGGCTATGCTCTCTTTCTAGTTTTAATTTATATGGTAAATGTTCTAGGCAATAACCTTTATACTCCGGCTTCGAATCGCAAAGTACTATTTTAAAACGTCTAGCGTCTCCGTCGTTATAGTTACAACCTCGGTCGATTTTATCGCTCATTACTTATTAGTTCCTTTCGGAAATACCTCGTTACGTAGACCGATTCGAGTTAAGAATCGACGCCACTTAGTAATACGGTTTATTCTCTTAGTTAAATCGTCTCGCATTTTTTCTAGAGATACGAGAGAACGACTAATAGATTCTCGCTTAACGCCGGACATACCGTAGTTATCGAGCCGGTCTTTAGCCCAGGCTATATTTTTATTTACTTCGGTTCTTACTTTTCGTAGTTCGTATAAGCTAGTAGCCATTTTTTAAATCTCCCATAAGATTAGTATTAAATCGTCGAACGTATTAGTTAACATTGTGATAATTATCACTAAAAGGAATAGCCAACCGGTAATAGCTAGCGTATTTATAGCTCCGCATAGTAGCCGTAGAGCTAAAGGACGACGGTATATTCCGTCTTCTAAGCTGTAACGCATAGACGCTCCTCGTCGAAGTCCGGCTCGTACTCCGGTTCTTCCGGTATCGTAGCTTCTACTAAAGCCTCTATCTCGAACTCGGGCATATTCATATAGTCGCAGTCCGGACAATAGACCGAGTATAAACCGTAACAACCGCAGTCGTTACCGTTACAGCAGGGAGGAGTTACTTCGGCGAACTCGTGGTCGCATTTAAAGCCTGTTCCGTCCTCCTCTAGCGAGTAGCTACTCGTCTCGATTATCTTTATTTTTACCCTCACTTTTTTAGCCCTCCCTATATCTTTTCTTCGATTAGTATATTACCGACTAGAGTATCGAACTCGGTCGCTTTTACGTGCGGATTAGCCGGTAGGTTTAAACCTTTACCGTCTTCGTTTACGTATACGTCGCCGGTCGTCTCTATCCCGAATCGCTCCGGTTGAGGCAAAAGCTGTATAAAGCCTCCGACGTTAAACTGTAGGGAGTCGAGAGAAAGCTTCTCCGTTTTATACTCCTCTATAGTTCCGTCGGTTTTTAATATTTTGTACTTATACATAGGGCTGGTCTCCTATTAGTTGTTTGTACCTCTATAATATACGTTAACGGTTAATTAGTAAAGTACATTATCGCTTAATTGTAATTTTATAGGGTGGTAGATTATTATTAACTGGTACCGTAGGAGTTCTATCTCGATAGAGTCGCTTCGGCGACCGGCTGGTCTCCGGCTTCTACGGTGCTCTAGGAATATATGGCTAAAAAAGGACATCACGTTTTATATTACGATAGAGAATGGTCCGTAGCTCCGGACTCTGCTTCCGTCCGCCAAACTCCCGAACTTATACCTCCGCTACATCGAGACCCTCACGAAGCACTACACGACGCTGTACCTTACGTTCCGACTCTAGGACGGCACTTAATGGCTTTAGTTAACCGAGATTTATTAGTAGTTCGAGGAGACTATATACGCTCCGTAGAATCGTTAATGTTTGAAATAGAAGATAAGGCTAGAGACCGACGAGTAAGCCTTATCGAACGAGAAGTAGCCGGTATAGCTATCCACGCTATAGGACTACAGATACCGTTTATAAGAGAGGGCTTAATCGTTCCTCGCTAGCTATTTACAATTACTAATAACTCAGCGTATACTCGTATTACTACATCTAAAACCAAAATACTTTTTGGAGGGTAGAAGTAGTAAAGATTTACACTATATTTTTTATAAAAGAAAAACGCCTCTGATAAGGCGTGATTCTTGGAGGGTACGTTTTAAAGATTTACCCTTTAATCTTATCGAAGATATAGCGTATTGTCAACTCCTTAGTAACAGAGGTAGACAGGACGCTAGTTAGCGGACGACCGGAATCCTCGGTAAATAATTAGCCGGTAAATGATAGAGCTAAGGCTATCGAATAACTAACTGGGTTGCTAGGACTCTAAACTCTAGCCTTTATACGATAGTAAACGTACGTACTTTAACAATTATTGACCCTAAGAGAAGTTTAGTATATATAAGCGATAATAAATAAACCGCCTAAATAACAGAGGTAGAGAGTTTTATTTTCAAAGCCTAAGAATAATAAACTATAGATAAGGGAAGATAAGAATAGCGGTCTACTACCCTTACTATCGGTAAAGTTGTAGTTAAGACGAGTCGATATATATAGCCCTCCGGCGTTAGCTAGAAGAAAACGAGGGTTATTTGTAGTGGTCTAAAATAATATGCTATCATTTAGCTATGACTAAGGAGACCAGTCCTATGACGAAGAAAATTAACTTTACTAAAGCCGACGGTATTACTACCGCTAACGTAGAAGACCTATTTTTATTTAAAGATAATCCTAGAGACGTAGAGGCTAAAGACTTCGAGCGACTTAAAAAGCAACTCGAACTAGGAGAACATTCGACGTTATTAGTTACGGTAGAGGGAGAAGTCCTCGGCGGTAATACTCGTCTTCGAGCTTATAAAGAACTCGGTAAGAAAACCGCTAAGGTCGTTATCGTAGAAATCGTAGAGACTTCCGACGGAGTACATATCGTACTAGACGGTAAGAAGTCCGAGCGTACGTTCGACTCGGTAATGCAAGCTAAAATCGAGCTAGCTCTATCGCATAACGACTCTATCGGTACGAATAACGAATTAAAGCTAGCCGAGTTAATGACGGTCCATAACGTACCGACCGAGCTATATTCCGTTACGACTAAGATAGTTCCGGTAGGCGAAATAGTAAAAAGTCTCTCTCCGAGCGAGGAAGAAGACGAAGACGCTTCTAAAGAATTAAACGCCGACGATTATCTAAACGCCGATAAAGACGTTATAACTTGCCCTCGTTGCGACTTCGAGATACCGATAAGTCCGGAGCTTATAGAGCGAGTTAGAAAGATAATCGAAAATGAGAGTAATTAGTCTATTTAGCGGTATCGGCGGTTCGAGCGAGGGTTATATAGCCGACGGTAACGAGGTAATCGCCGCAGTCGAGTTTTTAGATTACCAAGCCGAGACGTACCGGATTAACCACCCCGAGACGAAAGTCTACGAGGAGGATATTCGTAAGCTAGACCCTCTAAAGATTCTCGAAGAACTCGGCTTAAAGGTAGGCGAACTCGACGTACTAGACGGCTCTCCTCCCTGCTCTAGCTTTAGCGTATCCGGTAAAGGCTCGAAAGGTTGGGGCGACGAAAAGAGCTACGGTAATAGACGGCAAGTTACGGACGACTTATTTTTCGAGTATATCCGCTTCGTCGACGCTATAAAACCTAAGTTTTTCGTAGCCGAAAACGTAAAAGGCTTACTACTCGGAAAGAATAAAGCTTACCTTAGCTATATCCTAAAGAGCTTTACCGGCTATAAAATCCGGATTTATCTACTAAACTCTAAAGACTTCGGCGTACCGCAGAGCCGGAATAGGGTATTTATTATCGGGGTAAGAGAAGACCTCGGCTCTATCGTCGACTTAAATCTAAAGAAAGCTCCTCTCGTAACCGCCGGAGACGCTATTAAAGACCTTATTATTACGAAAGCCGAACTCGAAGAAGCTAATATCGAGAAATACTCTATCTATCCTAAGCTTAAAAACCTCCGTATCGGAGAGTCCGACTTTAATCTCGTTAAGGCGAATCCCTACCGTCCGAGTCCTACGATAACCGCTACTATAGGCGGTAAAGGTTCTAACGCCTTACATCATTGGAATAATAGGCGATTTACGGTAAGAGAGATACAACGCCTAGCCGGATTTAGAGACGATTTTATTCCGAATAAAGATAGTAACCGAGCGAGAGAGGGCTTCGGACGAGCGGTAACTCCGCCGGTAACGAAGTCTATAGCTCGCTCTATAAGGGAGGTTCTAGAAAATGAGTAAATCCGGTAGCGAAAGTAGCTACGACCTTACGAAGAAGTTTAGCTTCGATTCTATAGAGGGATTCGACGAACATATTAGCTTACATATCCGAGACTACGACCGACTCGGAGCGACGGTACTCGCTATAGCCGATAGCTTTATTATCGGAGGAAAGCGAGTCTACGATATAGGCTGTTCTACCGGAAAGCTAATTACGGCGTTAGACGCTAAGTACGCCGACCGTAAAGCCGAGTACGTAGGAGTCGACGTAAATCATAACTTCGCTAAAGACTTCGTAGATACGGATACGGTAAAGTTTAATAAAGCCGACGTTACCCGAGGCTACTCGTTCTCCGAAGCTTCGTTAATCCTCTCGCTATTTACGCTACAGTTTATCGACCCGAAAGATAGACTCCGAGTACTCGACTCTATTAGCGAATCTCTAGATATAGGGTACGGTTTTATCGTAGCCGAAAAAGTTTATCCGGACTCCGCTAACGCCTTTAGAATCCTAGAGGGAGGCTCTAACGACCATAAGCTAGCTCATACCTCCGCCGAAGAAGTCGTTAAAAAAGAGCGAGATATTCGGGATATAATGCGACCTTTCGAGGAGGAGTTATTAGTCGGAGAGCTTAAAAAACGATTTAGGTCTACTACTACGATATGGTCTTGCTTTAACTTTAGGGCGTGGCTATGTATAAAGTAAGACCTAAACGTACCGGCTATAGGCTTCGAGATTCGTTAGACCAAGATACGCTAAATAAGCTTTACGGTTTAAAGCGTAGGCTCGAACGTGGTAATATAAGTAAGTCAAATAATAAAGGAGACCAGTCTTATGTCAAAGGACAAGAAGAACAAAGTAGCGGAAGAAAACGTAACGCCGGAGACTCCGGTAGAAGCACCGAAAAAGCCACAAGCCGTAATTAAGGTAGTCGCTATTCCTCTAGATACCGAATACGTAGAGCCGGACGGTTGGGTACTTAAAGAAATCCACTCCGTAGACGTAGCCGAGGGTAAGTTCTTCGGTGTACTCGTAAAGATTCTCGATTACCCAACTCCTAAAGTAAGAGTCGGTAAAGAGTTCGAAATACCAGTAGAGGACTAAAACCCTCTACTATCGTTTTAGTTAGCGTAGGGTTTATACTACTAATATGAAGACTCCTAAAAAGTCAACTACGAAACCAGTTAAGACCGTAGCTCGAAAGACTAAGGTCGACTGGTTCGTAGTACGTAAAGAGTATTTAACCGACGCTACTACTTCGTATAGAGAATTAGCTAAAAAGTACGGTGTTAGCTCTACGACTTTAGAGAAAAGAGCTAAGTCCGAGGGTTGGGCAGAGTTACGGCAAGAGCTTGGCGAAAAAGCCTATAGCGATTTTACGCAGAAGCTACTCGATACTAAGAGCGAAGCACAGAGCCGGCATTTACAGCATTGGCAAAATCTACAGGCTTTAGCGAATAAGTCGATTATAGATATAGCCGAGCGTAGTTACTTTACGGATAAGAGAGGTAACTTAATTATCTTAGACGGTAAACCTATACCGAAACCTATAAATACGTTCGAATTAGAGAAGCTAGCGAAAGCGTTAAAGATCGCTATAGACGGAGAAAGAGTCGTTCTCGGTATTCCTACGAGCGTCTCGGCTCTATCTGACCCCGAGGGTAATAGCGTTTGGTCGGGCTTTAGCGATATGGTAAAGGCGGCAGAAAAGGTATTATCAGAGAATGGACAAAACACAAGCGGAGGCAATTCGTAAATTAAGAAAAGCGTCTAAAATATCTCCTCCCTTTTTTAACGAGTGGATACTAGGCGGTTCTTTTTGGTCGAAGCAAGAGGAGATTATTCTCTCGGTTCGAGATAACCGCTATACAACCGTCCGAGCTTGCCACGACGTAGGTAAGACGTATATCGCTTCTCGTACCGCTCTATGGTTCTTATATAGCCACCCTCAAAGTATCGTCGTTACTACCGCTCCGACTATGCGACAAGTCGAAAACCTTTTATGGAGAGAGTTACGTTCGGCTCACGAAGCTAGTAAACAAAAACTCGGAGGAGAGCCGTTAAAGACTCGTCTCGATATAGCTCCGGACTGGTACGCTATCGGAGCGTCTTCCGGCGACCCCGATAAGCTACAGGGCTTTCACGCCGCAAGTGGCGATATTCTAATTATTATCGACGAAGCCGCAGGTGTAGCCGAGCCAGCGTTCGAAGCTATCGAGGGTATGATGACCTCCGAAAAAGCTCGTATGTTAATGATAGGAAACCCGACTTCCGACTCCGGTAGCTTCCGAGAATCGCACCATAGTTGGGATTATTCTAATAAAATCCATATCTCGGTATTCGATACGCCGAACTTCGTTAATAACGGTATTCGTTCCGTAGAAGACCTAAAGGAAGTTAATCTCGATAATGTCGAAATAGTGAGCCCTTGGTTAGTCTCTCCTCGTTGGGCTTTCGAGAAAATAGATTCGTGGGGTATAGATAGCCCGATGTTCCAAGCTCGTGTACTCGGTAACTTCCCGAGCGAATCCGTTAATACTATTATTCCGCTTAACTATCTAGAGCTAGCGTACGAAAAAGAACACCGAGAGAAGCTTAAAGAAAAAGGCGGACCATTACGTCTAGGAGTCGACCCTGCTCGATTCGGTAACGACGAAACCGTTATTACTCCTCGATTCGGAGGTTATATACCGGAGCAAGAAATATCGTTTAAAGAGGGTACGACGGCGACCGCCGGACGAGTTCTACAGTATTCGACTCCTCGACCGGTCTTTATCGGAATCGACGTAGACGGACTCGGAGGCGGTGTCTACGATACGTTAGCCGACGCTAATATAGACGGTATCGCCGAAATCCATAACAACGCTAAGGCTTTACCGGACGCTACCGGACTTACGTTCGCTAACCTAGCTTCGCAATTATGGTGGAGAGCTAGAGAATTATTTATCGCCGGAGAGTTAGCTATCCCGAAAGACGATAAGTTAATAATGCAATTATCGACCCGAAAATATAAGTTTACCGGTAGAGGTTTAACGATCGAAAGTAAAGACGACTGGAAAGCTCGATACAAGGGTAAAAGTCCGGACAGAGCGGACTCACTTATTTACTCGTTAGCTGATATAATCAGTACAGAAAGCGAGGCGAAAGCCAGTACCGGCAAAGATGTATCTTCGAGAATTAAAGAACGTATGAGAGAATAAAAATAAGGAATATACTATAGATATGAAAATAGGACCAGTAAAAATCGAATTTGCCAAGCCTACACCTACAGAAGTCGGCGTAGAAGTTGGTACCTCGACCGTCGGACTTATGCCCTCGATATTCGGCGACGAGTTTATAGACCTCTCTAAAGTTAAAGTAGCCGACTTTAAGAAAATGCTCGATACCGACGGTACGGTACAGGCTCTATTTAATACGATAGTAATGCCGTTACTAGGTTCTAACTGGTCTATCGAGCCGGACGACGATACTCCGGAAGCCGTAAAGCAAAGCGAGTGGGTAGAAGAACGCCTCCGTATGCCACCTCATAAGGGCGGTATGTCTACTCCTATGGATTTAGTATTAGCTCAAGCTCTACGAGGAGTTATCGAGGGATACGCCGGATTCGAGAAAGTTCTAGAAATTAAAGACGGTAAAATCGTCTTCCGTAAAATAGCTTGGAGAGACCCGACGACTATCGTTATTCGCTCCGACGATCGAGGCGGATTTAACGGCTTTAAGCAACGAGCTTTTATCGGTAGCGATTATCGAGAAGTAGTAATCCCTCTAGAAAGGGCTTTTCTATATACCTACGGTAAAGAGTTCCATAACCTAAAAGGACGTTCGGCGTTTACTTCCGCTTATACTAGCTACGATAAAAAGCGACGACTCTATTACTTTATGGAGCAACAGGCTCAAAGCGACGCTCTAAAGACTAAAGTAGTTACCGGTAAAGAGAAAGCTTCTCAAGGCGAATTAGACGCTACCGTCGAAGCCGTAGACGAACTAGGCTTTAAGGCTACCGTCGGATTACCGTTCGGTTATAATTTAGCCGCACTTAATACCGGCTCGCAGTTCGACCTAATGCCGTACGTCGACCACCATAACGCAGAAATGGCTCGAAGCGTATTAGCTATGTTTATTCTTCTTGGTACAGGCTCTAAGACCGGTTCGTATAGCCTTAGCCAAGATCAAAGCGACTTCTTTATCCAAGCTCTTAAATCGGTACGTAATTCGCTATCGACTCATATTACGAGCTACTTAATTCCCGATCTATATAACTACAACTTCGAGAAGCCTCTCTACGGTACGTTTAAGTTCGAAGATCTTACCGACTCTACTATCGAGCTATTAAAGCAAGTCTTTATTAAGCTAACCGAAAAAGATAAGTTACCGCAGGAAGTAATCGACGGAGTAGTACAGAAAGTCGCCGATAAGCTCGATATAGACGTAACCGTCCTCGATAAAGCTAAATCCGGTACGGACGATTCGGCTAATAAAGACGATACCTCTAACGACGTTCCAGTAGATAACTCTCGTAAGCTTAGTCTAAGTACCGACGGTTGGCGTCGAGACTATACTCCTACGGAGAAGAAAGTTAACTTCGTCGGTATAGATAAGAAGCTTAATAGCCTAGAAGCCGAGTACGAACGCTCTATCCGTCCTATTTACGATGAGATCGTACTTAAAGCTACGTCTAAATTAAATACCTACCTAGAGGATAAAGACTACGATAAGATTACCGAGAAGAATCTAATCGACGAAAACCTACGTAACCAGTACACCCGAACGATTAAAGAGTCCGGTCTCGAAGCCTATATCTACGGTAAAAACGGAGCGTCCGACGAACTCGGCGTAAAAGCTCCGGTAACTCCTAAAGAGAGTAAAGACTTCTTCCGAGATAACGCTAAGAGCGTAGCCGATAAGCAGTTCGCCGATCTAATCTTTAAGGTAACTTCTAAGGTGTCCGAGGGGCGACGTAAAGACCAACTCTCGAAAGATCTATCCGTCGGAGAAGTATTAGCCGGTATCTCCGCTCTATTCGGAGACTTCTATACTTCGGTTGTCGGTATTACTGCCGCCGCAGTCGTCGCTATGGGCGTAAATAAAGGTCGTAAAGACGTATTCGCCGATAACGCTAGCGATATTAGCGAATATCAGTACTCCGCTATCCTCGACGTTAAGACCTGTCCTATCTGCGACGATCTTGACGCTAAGGTAGTAGACGAAGCCGAGTATAAACGAACGAGCTTCGACCCTCCGGTACATCATCACTGCCGTTGTATATGGGTAGCTATTCTTAAAGACGAACTAGACCAACCTCCTATAACTGGTCTTCCGGTCGCTCCTGGCGGTGTTACCGAGCCGAGCCTATCGAAAGATAAAGGAGAAATCCAAAAGCTTAATAAAAAAGTATCTTTCTTATTCGACGCTCTAGCTACTAATATCGCCGATGAGGAGTTTAGCACCGATGACGAAGAATAATTCCGAAGAACTAGAACTCGCTAAAGAGGTCGCTCGTAAAGCTAAGGTATTAGCTCAAGAACGACAAGATAAAATGCTCGCTACAGTACGAGCCGAGTTTTACGTTCAATTATCGGAAGTTCTTAAAGCCGGAGTCGTTAAAGCCGCAACTTGGCACGTAGGAGAGAATAAACCTACCGCCGACTTCGGACGAGCCGGAGACTTATATTTAGATATTACTACCGCCGACGTACTCTTTAATAACGCCGGAGAGTGGCAAGTCGTACTTAATGTCCGTCCTAAAGACGGTATCGACGGTAAAGACGGCAAGGACGGAGAAAAAGGCGAACAGGGTAAAATCGGTTTAGCCGGAGAGCGTGGTAAAGCCGGCAGAGACGGCAAGGACGGTAAAGACGGTCGTAACGGTCGAGACGGTGTAGACGGAGCTAGAGGTCGAGACGGTAAAGACGGACGAGACGGCTCTAGGTGGTTCTCCGAAAAAGGTAAACCGAACTATTCTCTTGGAAGTAAAAACGACTTCTACCTAGACGCTACTTCCGGCGACTTCTATATGAAAGAATCCGATCTATCGTGGGTTCGTAAAGGTAGCTTAAAACCGGATAACGTAACCGGCGGATTTATCGTTAGCGGTGGTACTGGCGGAGGTAGCGGAGAAGCAGGAGCGGACGGTCGAGAAGTCGAACTACAGGCTAACGCTACGCATATTCAATGGCGCTATGTCGGCGACGCTAGCTGGACAAACATAGTCCCACTTGCTGACATTAAGGGCGTCGACGGAACGGACGGTACAGACGGAACGGACGGGGCTTTCGCTGGTCGTACTATAGTCGGAACTACAAACCAAGTAGTTATAACTAACGGCGACGGCGTGGCTGGCAACCCTACCATATCGCTACCACAGAACATACACACAGGGGCTACGCCCACTTTCTTAGGTTTAGCTATCGACACTAATACGCTGTTCGTAGACCCTACTAATCACTATGTAGGCATACTAACGGCTAATCCTACGCATACAGTTACCGTCGGCTATGGTTCTAACGGCATTGTCTTATATAATACGGCTAGTCAAGTAACCAACTACGAACGCCTACGCATTTTTACAAGCGGTTCTGACTATAATGTTAAGCCCGAGGCTGGCGGTACTGGGACAATTAGAAACCTACTACTATGGGGCGGTGTTACGGCGCTTACTCTTAGGGTCTCGGAGTCTACAAGCGGTGCTTTTGAATTATCACGTAGCCTTAGCTCCGCTGGAGCTATACACACCAAGCTTATAGGTACTCTTAGCGCTTCTAGCGGTATCCAGTATGGACTAGCCGTAACTCCGACGATAGCCCAATCGTCTACGGCTGGCTATACGGCAATCTTCGCCAACGTGACAGAGTCTACGGTCGGTTCTGGTACTAAGCTATATATGGACTTGCAAAAGAACGGCACGTCCGTACTAAAATACGACGAATACACCACCCTAACGCTTAACGGGACTACGCCTACTTTTAGGCTGACGGCTACTGGTAACTACAACGGCTTTGTCGGGATAATAAGCGGTACGGAGAACTATAGAGTAGGGCAACAAGGGCATACGGGCTTTAACGTATATACTGGTTCTTCTCCTGTTCGGGCGCTTAATATCGACAGTAGCCAGAACGCTACCTTTTACGGGACTATTGCCTCTACCAGTGCTAGCGCAAGCAATAACAGTATGTTTGTTAACACAGGGGCGCTTGGTAATAGAGCGTCGATAAACCTAAGAGGGTACAACGCCTCCAACTCTGGAGACTTCTTTACTATCGAACAGCGTACCGACACCGCCGAGACTATAATGTATACCTATGACGCCTCGGCTTCGTCATACCTAACCCTACTTACCTATAGCTATTTATCTGGTATAGTTACTTTCTCTCAAAACATAGGTGTCGGCGACGGCAAAAACATAGTCCTAAATGCCACCACAGGGACTAAACTAGGTACAGCTACGAGCCAAAAGCTCGGGATATGGAACGCCACACCTATAGCCCAGCCTACTACTTCGGTAGCCTCGGCTACTTTTGTCGGTAACGGTGGTGCAACAGTCACAGATACGGATACTTTCGACGGGTATAGCATAAAACAGGTAGTTAAAGCATTAAGAAACATAGGCTTATTAGCCTAAAGGAGTAAAACATTATGGGTACAATTCAACTTAAACGAGACGCCGACGGTAACGTCTTTCAGGTAGAAACAACTACCACAGTTACAGAGACTCCACTCGACGAGTCGGATATTGTTAGTCAAATAGAGCGCCACAGCTCTATAATAAAAGACCTTGAGACTAAGCTAGAGGCTGTCCGCTCGTTCAAGCTGGAGAACAAGCTAGAGGCTGACGCAATTGCTGTAGCAGTCCCAGAAAAAGCCGAGCAGTCAATTATTGACGATACCGTCCTACAGTCGGTGTCGACTATTGACCAGCCCGAGCCGACCGAGCCAGAAACACTAACTAACGAGGAGAATTAAAGTATGGACATATCTAAAGTAACCGACATTAACGAGCTTAAGTCCCTTGCTTACGACGCTGTCGTAGCTATCGAGCTGAACAAGAATAACTTACGTGTAATCGAACAGCGTATTATGGAGTTACAGCCAAAGGTAGAGACCACGCCACCGACCACAGAGGAATAGCCAATAATGAAGCCTACAGCCGTCGAATGTGAAAAAAAGAACTGGTACTCTAAGGACGGTACGCTTGTATCGGGGCATATTTTTACAGCCAGAGAATGTATTTTAGACGAACAGTATAAAAGGTACTACTTTGTAGACGAGTGTCGTAATTGTGGCACTATGACGGCTGGCTCTACCACTTGGACTGTAGGCTTTCTTTCGGTAAGTAACTACTCTGCTATAGATACAGTAGTACAAGACACTAGGCAAACTACTCAGCCTTATCTACCTATAACTATAGTACAGTCTCTAATAACTCAACCGGTAAGCGGTACTGTAAGTGCAAACATAACGCCTATCTCTGCCACACCGTATAATTTGGTTACTACAGCTAGCACAAACGGAGCAAACATTAAGGCGACAAACGCTAACCTTTTTGAAGTATCTGTGAGCAACCCAACTGCTACGCCTGTTTATGTAAAATTCTATAATAAAGCAACCGCTCCGACAGTCGGTACAGACGTGCCGATAATTACTATCGTAGCTCCTGCCAACGCTACCACTCCGTTAAACTTTGGTATTCTCGGCAAGAGGTTTTCGTCTGGTCTCGGCATAGCTGTAACAGGTGGAATAGCAAGCACTGATACGTCTAACGCTGTAGCTGGAGTAATAGTTAACGGAACATATCTATAGGAGGTTTAGAAATATGGCTAAATACGAAGTTAAGTCTAAAGAAAAAGCTGATAACGGTCTATTGCTTACTACTCTTGTCGTTATATTTGGAGAGGGAGAAGACGCTAAAAGATTCGAGCAAGTTGTTTATCTTCTAGAAAAAGGATTCAACGCTAAAGCTCAAGCTTACGTCGAAGAATACGAATCAGAGTTTACCGCTAATATAGAGGCTACCGAGCCGGTAGAGGCGGAGTAGTGTATTTTTTATTAAATGTAGTATCATAATCATAGGAGATATAAATAATGCCAAAGAAAACTAAGTACGGTCAAATCCTACAGTTCGCTACCGAAGATACGCAGAAAGCGACCTTTAAGGGTACTATCTATCGAAAGCAAGTAGCTAAGTTCGGGCAGTGGGTTAATCCGGACTATCCTTGGTTTTCAGACGACCCGAATATGACTCTAGACGAAGCGTGGGGCGAAACTATCGTTAAGAACTTTAACGACGACGCTCTCGGCTCTCCGGTACCAGTACCACTAAACCATACCGACGACGTAAAGGTTAATACCGGAATCGTTCGTTCTCTAGAAGTAGTAGCCGGAGACGGTCTCTACGCCGATTTAGAGATTCTAGACGAAGATACGCAGTCTAAACTCGATAAAGGGCTTATATTCGACGTATCTATTAGCTTTATGTGGGACTTTATTCGACAGGATAACGGTAAACATTACGGAGCGACTCTACTACACGTAGCGTTAGTTAATACTCCGTATCTTATCGGTATGACTGCTTTCGAAAAAGTCGGCGAAGCTTTAAGTAGGCTAACTAAATCATTTAAACCGGTAGGGTTATCGCTCGCTTCCGAGGGTGCTATAATGCTATCTAGAACGAAAGTAAAGGAGTTATCTAACGTGGAAGAATCAACAATCAAAAACGACAAAGAGTTCGACGTAACCGTTACCTATAAGGACGGAGACGAAGACGTATCCGTAGTAGTTAAAGCCGGAGAAGAAGTAACCGTTCCTACGGAAGTAGCCGAAGAAGTTACTACTCAAATCGCCGACGCTGTAGCTCCTACCGAAGACGAAGACTCTAACTCGGACGACGAGAATAAAGACGAAGACGCTAATAGCGACGACTCTAGCGAAAACGCCGACGATAAAAAAGAAGACGAAGAAGACGAGGACGACGAAGCCGATAAAGATAAGGCTCTCGCTAAGGCTAAACTAAAGAACGCCGAATACTCTATTAAAGAGCGTTATAATATTCTTCTATCCGCCGGTAAAGTTATTCCGGCTCAAGAGGCTAAGATTCTAGCCCTCGCTAAACTAGGACAGGGAGTACAACTTTCTACCGAGTCCGGCAAAAAGATTGACTTAGCTACCGTAGTTCTTGATATACTCGAAGCAGGAAACGTAAAGTTTTCTACCGAGGAAAACGGTTCAGATAAGGAAGACGAGAATCAGGACGACGATTCTTCTCAGAACAGCGACGAAAATAAGAAGCCGTCCGAAACACTTTCAGAAGCAGAACTAGCAGGATTTAAAGCTGTTGGAGCTGACCCCGCAAAAATGGACGAGCTAGCGGAGAAAGACCCAGTCTTTCGAGAGGCTCTCAAATCATTAAGTAGTAAGTATCAAAAGAAAGGTACAAAGTAATGGCAGATATTACAGAACGTAAAGCTAATACTGACCGACAAGACGGACAAGTACTCTCTTTCCTAATGGGAGTCGAGGAAATCTTCGAGGGAGCATTAGTAGCTATTAACGCCGCAGGATATGCCGTTAATGGTGGCGACGACGCTAACGCAGTTATCGTAGGTATCGCCGACGAATCAGTCGATAACTCGGCAGGTTCTAACGGAAGCCTTAGTATTAAGGTTCGCCGAACAGGTGTTTTCACATTTAACGCAGCTTGGAGCGCAGCTCAAGCCGACGTTAATACGCTAGTATATGCCTCTGATAACCAGAGTGTAGACCTAGTAGGTACTACTACTAACGACGTACTAGTAGGTCGTGTCGTAGAAGTCGTTTCATCAAGTAAAGTTCGTGTCGATATTCGAGACCGAGCGTAATAGGGTAAGAAAGGTAATATACTAAAATGGAATCAATTCTAGCTAAAGGCTTACTTACCAACTTCTTCGAGGGTTATAACTCGGTAGAAACGCATTGGCAAGAAGTCGCAACAAAAGTACCGTCAACCGCTCGTAGCGAAAACTACGCTTGGATTGGCAGTATCCCACGTCTACGACGTATGAAAGGCGAGCGTGTTCCTAAGAAACTCTTAGAGCACACTTACACGATTACTAACGAGGAGTTCGAAGCTTCTATCGAAGTTAATCACGCAGATATTAAAGACGACCAAACAGGACAGTACGGTATCCAAGCTAAGAGTATCGGCGAATCAGCTAAGGCTTTCCCCGACGAATTAGTCTTTGAAACTCTACTTCCAGGCGGATTTACTAGCCTGTGTTACGACGGACAATACTTCTTCGATACCGACCACCCTATCGGCGAAACCGGTTCGACTCAAAGTAACAAGCTTACCGTCGCTCTAGACGCTACTAGCTTCCAGACAGCTAGGACAATGTTACGTAAAATGAAAGATGACTTCGGTCGTCCTACAATGAATCGTAATATGGACCTACTTATCGTAGTTCCAGCCGACTTAGAGGCAACTGCCGAGACTATTTTCGAAGCGTTGATTAACTCTAGCGGTGCTACTAACACTCTAAAGGGCAAGGCTCGAATCTTAGTAGCCGACTGGTTAAGCGATACCAATAACTGGTACTTGCTAAACGTAGCCGGAATCATTAAGCCGTTCGTAGTCCAAGAAAGGGAGTTTATTCCTTTCGAAGCTCTCGAAGAAGGTAGCGAAAGCAACTTTATGCGAAAGAAGAACTACTACGGTACTTACTGGAGAGGTAACGCAGGTTACGGTCTCTACCAAAAGGCTGTAGGCTCGCTCGTAGCCTAAAGTTAGTGTTAGGGAGGGGGAGACTCCTCCCTAAATACTTAAACTAATCTAATAAGAAAGAAGACCAAACTTATGGCAAAGACGAAACGATACGAAATTAAACTCCTAGCTTCTAACGAAAGCGGAGCTAAACGAACTTATTACCGAGGCGGAGTACAGTTTACCGTTCTCGAGCCTCAAGTTCTCGAATTGACTAACGAGGAAGTAAAGGTATTTAAAGATGACGCAAGACTCACAGTTAAGGGTGTCTCGGATAAGAGCGAATCAGACGAGAGCGAGACGGTTAGCGACAGCGAGGGCGACGTATCAACCTCCGAAAGCGAAACCACCGAAGAAGACTCTAGTACAGAGGATACGGATAGCGAAGATACTTCTAGCGACGAAGCGGAAGAAGTTAGCGACGACGCTCCGGAAGCTCCGAGCGTAGATTCTCTACTAAAGCTAAGTCGCAACGAGCTTAACGCTAAAGCGAGCGAGCTTAATATCGAAAATGCTGATAAACTAGAAACAAAGACCGAAGTAGCCGAAGCTATCGTAAACGCTACTTCTTAATAAAACTAAAGGAGTAGATAGTATGGCAGCCGTTAGCGATAAAGATTATTCTTCCTACCAAGATATACGAGAAGAATCCGGACATTACCACCTCGTAAAGTTCGAGGAATTAACCGGTCTAGCTAACGGCTCTAATACTATTTATTACGCTAAGAATACGTTCATAGTCGACCGTAACTATAACGACGTTATCGACGTAGGTTCGGTAGACGGCGACTTTATAGCTTACGTTAACGACGTAGCCGTAACCGTATCCGCCGTTAACGTAGAGACCGGAGCGGTTACTCTAGCCGTAGCTCCGGCGGTCTCGGCTACCGTACTCGGTTCTTACGCTAAATCGGCTTTATCCGACGCTAAGGTCGATAAGTACCGTAAAGAGGCTATAGACTGGGCTCAGCGTAAGCTAAAGGGCATATTAGACTATACGACGTGGACGGACGCAGACGTACCGGCTACGGTTAAGACTTTCGTTCGATTATACGCCGGAGCTTTAATTCTTATCCGAGACTACGGACTATCCGCCGATACCGAAGAAAGCTCTAAGGACGGCTATAAGAAGCTCGCTTCCGCTAAATCTATCCTAATGGACTTTATTAACGAAATAACCGACGCTACCGGCTCTACCGCTAGAGTAGGAGTATCTAGTCGTAGCGACGGTAATCTATTCGCTCGTAATACGGACTTATCTAGCTATAACGATACCGTTAGCCAAGACGACAACTTTATGAGAGGTTAAATATGATAGAGCTTAAAGTATCTCTAGAGGGCGAGAAGCAGTTATCTAGACGGCTCTTAACTATTCCTAGCGAGATTAGCGACTTTAAGCGTCCGTTATTCCGTATAGGAGCGGAGGTTCGAGGCTCGATAGATACGAACTTCTCTAGCCGAGGAGCTTTATTCGGTCGTTGGGTACCTCGTAAAGATAATAAACCGCACCCTCTACTAGAAAAGACTTCGGCTATGCGTCGAAACTTTAAACAAAACCTTGGTCCGGACTATATCGAGATATTTAACCCGACTCCTTACTTTAAATACCACCAGTCGAATAAGCCTCGTAAGAAGCTTCCTCGTCGTGTGATGATGAAAATAGACCGAGACCGCCAACAATTTATACAAAAAGAGTTCCAAGAGCATATAATAAGAGCTATGAGAGGAAACGCTTAAATGGGATTAGCAGAATACCGAGACCCGATTCTAAAGGCTCTAATCGAAATGTTCGAAGCCGATGGTCCGGCGGATTTAGTCGGACACTACGTTTACGGCGACGTACTCGCTCAACCTAAAAGCGACCTACCGGTAGTTAGCGTAGCGAGAGACGGTACGACCGTACTATCCGACGGCACAATGCAAGACCGGCACGTACAGCCTATCGTCGTAGCCGTTATCTACGACTGGACTCGAGACCTAAACGAGAGCTTCGACCTTACTAGAGGTACGAATAAGCTCTACGAGTATATCGAAGCGAGAGATACCGACTTTAAGCTAAAGACTAAGACTATGGCGTACGCTCTCCGGAAAAATCAAAAACTCGGGGATAACTTGTTTATATCTATTAACGATAACGGATTACAAATAGACTACGGTCTAGGTGTGGAAAAACGAGGTACTAATATCTTTTCGGTCGAGGGTATAATTCGCTTTAACGTAGAGAGTACCCAACAGAAGCCGAATCTATATTAAATCGTCGTGTTATAGTATCATTAAAGGTATAGGAGTTAACGTAAATGTCTAAAGCAGAAGAAAAAACTAAATCCGAAGAAGTACTAGCCGAAAATAACGTCGGTATAGAAGTATATAAT